CCAGTCATCATTGCTACATTTTGTTCTGCCCTAGACGTAGCTATTTCTTTTTCAAAGTTAGCGGCTTCTTCTTGAACACGCAATTGATCCTTGCGCTTATCTGTTGCATCCTGAATTACATCGATTTCTTCTTTAAGTTTATCTATTTTCTCATCAATATTATTCTTTTCGTTTTCTGCAGCATCTTTTTCTGCCTGAGCTCTTCTACGAACTGCAGCTATTGCTCTATTCTCAGCTAGAATCTTGGCATCATATTTCTTTTGAATTCCTGTTGCTCCATATGCGTCTGCAATTGCAAGATTTTGTGCTTGCTGGGCAGCAATATCAAATGAGGCTTCTACGCCAGATAGAGCACTAACTAATCCTAATGTATTTGCGGCTGCCTGCGTAATTGCATCACCCAAAGTTCCAGCAGTCATAAAGGCTTCGTACAGTGGTGCGTTTGTTTCCTTAAGCTTTTCTAATAATTGCTGTCCGCTGTATGTTGCCTGAAGCTGTTGGAAGTTTAAATTTTCCATTCCATCTGGAAGTGCGCTTACTATAGTATTTATATCTTCAAACTTACCTACTTGATTTACTGCAAGTCCAGCAAGGTTGCTTATCTGAGTAGCAAATCTTCCTTGCGTAGCCTCAGTAATAAATAATCCAGCATTAAGCTTTTCTTGAATCTCATTAAATGTTTTTTCTGCTGCAGTACTTAGAGCATCTAGTGCCGATTCTTTTGTACTTATTCCTTTTATTGCTAACATAACTGGAACTGTAAACTCTTCTCTATCAGCCTGCTGTAAGATAGATCCGATTATTGCGTTTGCCTGTGCTTCTGCAACACCCTGCGAAACTAATGTTGCCTTAAGGTTTCGTGCAAATTCCTCAGCTGCTCCACGATCTTTAAGTCCACCTGCCGCTTTAATCTGATCCTGCATTAAAGTTTTTACATCTGCACTTACTGCATCAATTTCTTTCTGGTTTGGAAGTAATGATAGATCATCCTTGCTTCTAGCCATTTTAGATCTAAGTGCGCCAGCGTTTTCAGAGAGTGCCTTAAATGCTGATTGAGCATTTAGGGCTTTTCCACCAAATTTTTCTACAGCTTCTGCAGATACATTAATATCAGCCTTTGCTTTTGCAAGAGCTTCGGCATGCTGCTTTTGCATAAACTTAATAGCCATTGTTACTGCAACAATTCCTGCAACTGCAGCGGCTCCGTATGGTCCGCCAATCATTGCAAGTCCTCTACCTAATCCTCCAACAAGACCTCCGCTTTTAGCAAGGGATCCGCCTACTGTTTTAAGTCCTCCACCTAAAGCTTTAATTGCTGGAAGACCATATCCTAATGCCATTGCAAATTCACTTGCTTTTGAAACAAGTCCGTTTTGAACTCCAGTAACTTGATTCAACATTGAAGCTGCCATTCCAAGAGTTCCTACTGACATCATTAAGTTGTTATTAAATAGCTTTGCTGCTTTTGCAGAGTTAACCATTCCCTTTTCAACCTTTCGTGTATCTGGAACTCCACCCAATGCTGCTTTCCCAGTCTTTTTTCTATTTCTATCAATAGACTTTCTGGTAGCCATATCTGTGTTTGGATCATTATATACGTCTACAGCTTTTCTTGTATTTTGAACAGCTGGAGTTACTGGCATTACTGTTGAAACTGGAACTTGACCAGCTAGTTGATCTTTTCTTCCAACAAATCTTCTTTTAAATGCTGCAGTTGCATCACCAATTTTTGTTTTCTTTCCGCTTATTGCAGTTTCGCCAACTGCAAATTGTGGGTAAGCTTCATGTGCGCCTTTTACTGCTGAGCCCATGTAAACTCCTTGAGCGCCCATTGTCATTTGTTCTTCTGGGCTATAAATACTTAACTGTCCAGCATCATATGTTCTTCCCTGATATTCAAATGTATTAGCAGCTAATTTTTTAGAAGCTTCATTAGCACCCTTTGATTGAACTGTTGGGGCAAGTGTCTGCTTACCTTTTACTTTACCAGCTGGGTCTGTATGTGCAATATTTGGAGAATCCATTGCGTCTGGAGAAGTTAAATCAATCTTGTCTCCGCCATAACCTCCAACAACACCGTCTCTGTATCCAGCAAATCCACCTTGTACTGCAGTTGCAAATCCTGTTGCATTTCCACCTGCTCCGCTAACCATAAGAGAATCTTGAACTTCTGCCATTGCAACCGTTACTGCCTTAGTTTGATCTAGGCCAGCTTGCTTTAGTGCGTCAACTCTTTTTGTAAAAACTTCCTGAGCTCGTGCTTTTGCTGGATCTGATTTAATAGCATCTACTGTTGATTCAAAGTCTGACTGTTGTGGAGCCATAGTGCTTACTTGTGGTCCTCCACCTGGACCTACAATTGTTGGTGGGACTACAGTTCCAGAATTTGGACCTGGCGCACCACCATTTTGACTTGAAGCTACTTGATCTGCCGCAATTGTTTCAGTTGTTACAAGCTTAAATGAGTCTGCTCCGCTTCTAAACTGTCTTAGTGCATTTACACCCTTGATAATGTAACCAAAGAAGTTAGCCATAAGACCAGTAAGCATGATAAGTGGACCAGCCAATGCTGTGAGAACACCCATTCCAGTTACAAATGCTTTTAGTGGTGCTGGCATCCTGCCAAACACTCCAAGAACTTTTCCTCCAACATCAAGAACCTTGGCCATGATATTTAAGAATGGCTCTCCAATATCTGCAATAGCAGCCTTAAATGTCTCTAGCGCTCTCTTATATCTTCCAGATGCAGACTCTGTTAATGCTTTTAATTCTCGATCAGCAATAGATCCAAGTTCTGAAGTTGATGCTTTCATGAGGTCAAAGACCTGCATGGTCTGACTTCCTTCTTTTCCTAAGTTTTCTAGCAAAGCATTTATTCTTGCAAACTGGTACTTACCAAACAATTGTTCGATTGCTTGTTGCTTTTGTAGTGGGTCTAGCTTATCTAATGCTTCTTTTAAAGATTCCATCATGCCTACAACATTGCCAGTATTTCCAGTAACTATATTATCTATAGAAACTCCCCATCCCATTAAAAGATCTCTAGAAACTTTGGTTGGGTTAATCATAGATGCAAGTCCAGACTTTAATGCATTTGCACCTTCTGATGCATTGATTCCGCCTTCTTTCATTGCTGTTAGCAATAGTGCTAGGTCTTCTACGTCTCCACCCAAGCCCTGAATTACGGGGCCAGCTTTTGGAATTGCAATAACTAAATCTTCAAGAGTTGTTGATGTTTGGTTTTCAACTGCGTTTAAAAAGTTAATAGATTCTGCGAGCTCTTTTGTATTCATATTAAATGCGCTTTGAAGTGCTAATGTTGCTTTCATAGCTTCTTGTCTGTCAACGTCTCCGAGTGTTGCCAATCTTGTTGTTTCTGCAATTGACCCTAGAAGCTCGTTTCCTTCTTTACCAGTTGCAGCAATATCTGCACCTAATGCAATTGTCTCTTGAAATGATGCTCCATATGTTGAGGCTAATGTTTTTGATAGTTCCATAACATCTTTTTTAACTTGAGTAAGTTGTTCTGCAGATACAGCTCCAATGCCGCCGTATACCTTTGCAAGTCTTGTGAGCTCCATATCTGCGGCCCTAAAAGCTTCAGATGCTGTCTTTCCAAATATAGCAAGTGGCAGTGTGAGTCCTACTGTTAACTGACGTCCTGCCCATTGAGTATTTTTACCCCAGTTGATAAGAGATGTTGATCCATCTCTTAATACTTTATGATAGATTGATAATTCTGCTGCTGCAATTTTAGAAGCATTTGCTACTGCATCAATTCCAGTAGGAGTAATAACCATTGCTTTTTGAGCACCAGAGACATCCCTTCCTAGTGATTTAACAATAGAAGAGTTCATTCTAACTTGCTCTTGAGCAAGCTTTCTTATTTGTCCTTGTGCGCCTCTGCTATATTCAGACCAAGCGCTATAGTAATCTTTTAGCTTTAATCTCTGGCCAGATAATTCTTTACCAAATTTTTGTGTTGATGATGTGACGTCAACTATTGATGAATTATAATACCCTGCTGCAGTTACGGCTTTTCTAAATTCACCTACTGCACCATCAAAATCTTTTTTATTTAAACCTATGTTTTCTGTTAATGCCTGATTTCTAAACTTAGAAAGCACCGCCATTGCTCTATTGGCTTCAGATATTAACTGTCCAAAATCAGCATTGGCGGTGAACTTTACATTTAAAATATCAGCCATTTGTTATTCTTCCCTATAACCTAGGCCTTGACCTACTCCGAAACCTTCCTGTTCTGCGAGTGAGCCTCTTAATGATGCTACGTCATTTGTTTCTGTATCGTAGCCCATTGCACGTCGCTTGATATCATCAAACGACTTTGTTGTTTCAGGATCGTCAATCTTAACACCCTGCAAAGCAGCAGAGAACTTGCGTTCTTCATTCTTGTTTTTTCTTGATGCTTCAAGAATTGCTAGCAGTTCAGGCATTGATATTGACTCCTCCAGGTCTTGAAAATTTTTCCAGAGACCTAACAAAAAGGCCTCTGATTCTACGGCAACTAAATCTAGTTCTGACCAGCTAGTAGAGCTGCCGCCAAGAGGTTTGGGTCGTCCATCTTGATACCTCCACACACTTCAACAATTTTCATAATTGTTGGCATGTCTAGAGCATTCTCTAGTTCACCCTTGTTGGCAGCCAATTCTGGAGCTGATGTTTTTAGTGCAACTGCTGATGCAGCGAGCAGTGTATCTACTGCTTCGTTTTCGTTGAGGGACCCGTCAAGCTTTGCCATATGAGTCATAAACTCTCTTAATTGTGCAATTGGTAATGGTCTAAGTGTAACCACTGTTCCATTTTGTAGTTCGATTTCGTACGTTTCGTATACCTTGGTAGCCAAAGTACTCCTCCTATTTCTGTTAGTCTCTGTACAATTTTACCAGACACTAGGTATTAAGACAAGAAATGGCCCCTACGAATAGGGGCCATTTAATTGAGACTAAATAAATTTAGTTATTAAGAAGCTGCAATTTGACGATCAACGATCATTCCGTACTCAGCGCCTGAAAATGCTGGGTCTGGTAACAATCTAAATGATACTGGGAATACTGTTGCTTCATTACGACGGTATGAGTGTGAAGAAGCTTCTACGTTCAATACACGACGTGCATGATATAGACGCTCTCTCTTAACACCTGCTGTCGAACGTGGTGCGTTACCAATGAACACAAGTGCTCTTTCTACTGGCTCTGCTCCAAGTGCTCCTGCCTCAAGTCCTAGTGACTCTCCGCCAGTTCCTTTTGCGTAAGCTGTATCTGCTCCTGCGCCTGTTGCTGCATCTTTTGTTGATCCTGCTTGTGCGAATGAGAACAGAAGGTTCTCAAGAGTTGCTTCTGCCAAAGTTGTGTTTACTGAAACTGTCATTGCTTGCTTGAAAAGCTTAGCTGTATCAAGTAGCTGATCTACCTGAATATCACCGTAATCTGGTGAGTACTGTACTTCAATTCCTTCTGATGTAAAACCAACGTTTCTCCAACCTGTTGCAGATGTTGCTGCGTCCATTGCTGTCGCTGCTGTCTGGTTAGCTGTGAATGTTGGTAATGCGTATGTTGGCCATGCTGCTACTTCTGTTGAGTCTTTCTTTGAAACCCAAACGTTAGCGGCACCAACGATAATATTATTTACATTTGCCATTTTTGTTTCCACCTCCATCTTTTTTGTGGATATAGTTATTGCTTAAAATCTTACCAATTAAAACGAACAGCTGGCTAGGCTGACAAATCCTCGATAGTTAAATAATACAGCCTAACATATTAAAAAGCAAGGCCTAGGAGAATCTACCAGTAGTAGGAGATATCTGTCTTCCATACTTATATCTGATTACAACCTGACCTGCTTGCCATCCAACCTTTTCACGTTCTGGTTCTGGAGAAAGAAGGTCGATTAGTGAGACCGAAAAGAAGATAAATGGTGAACTTGAGCCTATATAGTTGTTTATGTCCTCTGCTGTATCATCCATCCTTCTGAATAGATCTAGCATAAGGTTTTGAACCTCTGCAATCTCAGCATATGACTTAGAGTATATTGTAAACATCATTGAATCTCTGCAGATCATCCAATTGTCCTCATACCCATCTGCTACATAATCATAGATAATGTGATTTCTATCTGCTAGGGCTCCGTCCAACAAAGCATCTTGCTGTGATGGAATGATAGGTATCATTGTAAATTCGGTTCCGCTCAATAGATCAATTTGATAGTCTGACGGCTCAAACATCTTTTGGCCAGATTTAACATTTGAATCTGTTGTGCTTAGCTTACTCCACAAGAAGTCTCTGATTGCTCCTGCCGCATTTAATGAATAGTTTGCCATTATATTTTGTTAGCCTCCCTCAATGCACTTGCCTTAGCAAGTGATCTTACAGCCTCTGGAGATATTCTTCCAATAGACAATTTGCTTGAAATCATGGCTGGAACCTTAGTAGAAGTTTTTGTTGCTCTAGTAACTGCGCTTTTAACTCCAGAATCCTCAAGGCTAGTCTTTACCATATTACCCTTAAAGAATCTTTCATAGGTTCTTCCAAATCCGTTATATACATTGTTTCCGCCTGGATTTTTAACTCTAACACTTTGTCCTTTTGGAAGTACAACTAGCTTCCCATCTCTTCCCTCAAAGGCTAATCTTATTGATGCCGCTTTAGGCCTAATAGTTACTGGAATTCTATATTCCATAATTCTTGCTTTCTCTTTAAATACATATTTCTTTAATGATCTTGTATTAGGAACATTTGATCTGGACTGCTTAAATGAATATGACAAAGCCATGTTGTATCCCGTAGAAGGGGTCATATCAAGGCTCCACAGCCTCGCTGACGGGTCTCCAGGTCTTCTCCACTCATATACGTGGTGTAGCCTAGATGTGTAGCTCCTAGCCTGTGCATCTGTATAAAATGAAAAGTCTTTATTTATCTGATTAAAGATTCTTGTCTTTACTGCTTTCTGAGTTAATGAAGAATTAACTAGATAATCTAATGCTGCTGCTTTATAATATAATGCTGATGCTATCTTAGCTATTGAGCCATTATCTTTGATCATGCCTTTGCTTCCGCCCATTGACATAACTTGCTCAGCAGATTTAATTTGTGAGATTATATTAGACTTCAAGCTTCTGTACCTCTGAACGTTTAGCACTTACGTTGAATGATAATATTTGTCCAAATGGGTCAAGCACTGGGGTTACTCCCATTACGTCAAATATAGTTGGGGTATCGTAGTTATTGCTAATTAATTCAAACCAGATTACTTCATCTCTATCGTTTCTGATATTAGTAATTCTTTGTGTCTTAGATGTCTTATACTTTGTTTCAATAATGATTCTTTCAGTATTTTCGTATCTTTCCCCAGGTTCCAGTCACCAGTCTGCATAGACTTAACGTACTTCTCCTTCCATATAGTGTCTTGGTGGAAAAAGTCATTTGCCAATCTTATTGTGCAGTCATAGATTTCAATTGGAACATTCTTGTATCCAAACATTCCTTCAACACTGTACTTTGATCCGTTATTAAAGTATCCAGCATTTGGTCTATCTGCTTGGTAAGGATATGACTCAAATACTTCTAGGCCTGCGCCTTTGTCTATTACAATTGCATAGTTGGTATCTGTAACTTTCAATGTAACCTGATTATTTGCAGATGTTGAATCGTACACAAGAACATCGTTTTCGTATACCTTAGATATGGATTCAATTCTTTCTGGGAGTAATAGTACATCTACTCCATCGCCAAGTACGGATATGGTTTTTTGAGTATAATCAAATTTTTGTCCAGTAAAGGCATTAATCTTAAATCTAGCATATCTTTCAGCAGACATAATCTCGTCATATGTCTTATAATTAGTATCTACAGTATCTACGCCATATCCAGAGTAATCTACAATATCTGCAACTGTGGCATATGGTCGTGTTACAAGGTAGTGCTTACGGTCAGAAAATACCGTTCCAGAAATTGTATAATCAATCTTCAAGTAAAAATACTTATAGCTTGTTGTGGCTGAGATAGGAACATATGTAAAATAGCTTCCTGCATCAACATCAGTATTATTGGCAGTCAAAACTGTACCAGTTGTTGCATCCTCATAAAATATAGTGACCGTTGGACCAACATCTGGATCCTTGGCTATACCATTATAGTAAGTCTTAAAGTTTATAGGACCATTAGTTCCAGCGTGTATCTCTGCCATTTATTATCTCCTTATGAGTAGTATTCGTTAACTTCTCTAGGTGTAGCTAAACGAAAACCTTCTTGTGTATCAAAAATCTCCATGGCAGTCTCCATTGGCATTGCTGCAAATGGGTGCTCCTGGCTAAAGCTATATCCAAAAGTTTCATAACTTCTGTTTTTTCTTTCCATCTTTACTAAGGCAGATCCTGGATCCTTGCCCAAATCTTCAGCATTTGTAAATACTGGGGCTGGTGGAATTTCTTCTCTTTCTACCTTTTTTAAATTATCAATAAGATCTGAGGTAACTCCCTCTTCCGCCAAAGCTGCGAGAACTTCAGCCTTAGTCTTTGCAGACTCTAGGTCTACCGCAAATTCTTCTGCTACCTTTTTTAGTTCCGCTAACTTCATTGACTCTAATGACATTTATTTCTCCGTTTCTTTGTTTTAATTATAGCATTTTACGGACTATAAAGGAAAAGGGCCCCCTTAAAGAAAGGGGCCCTTCTCACACTTTGTTGTCCTAATTTATAATTATGGACGTGATGCTGGAAGATTTGTGTAGCTTCCGCCTGTTACAGCTGCGAAGTCACGAGAATCGTATCCTGCTGCAACCTTAACGTTCTTGACGACAACGAATGCGTCAGGATTTTCGATTGCTGTACCAACACGAAGGAACAGAGTATATTCTGTTGTATCCTTCTTTGGCTTGAACTCACGGTGAACTGTAATGTCACGCTTCACACCAACGATTACGTTGTCTGGGAATGTGAGGTGTACGTCTCCGTGTGCACCTGATGGACTTGTGTATGTTCCAGTTTGGTTCTCGTCTAGAAGTGGAACTTCTAATACTGGGATACCATATGCGTAAGGGATTACGCCTCCTGGAGCACCATTGTTAGCTGCAACATCTCCACGAACGATAGAAGATGCAATATCTTCTGGTGATCCTGGAAGTGATGTTAGGCTGTATAAGTAGTCCTGTACCAAATTGCTTCCTGTAAGGAAACGTAGTTGGTTGCGACGTTGCTTGTAGCGACGTGGCATCTTCTTAAGAGCATCATTGAAGATACCCTTAGAAATTGTTGCACCTGCTGCATCAACAACATGTGCTTCTGTCTTTGCGATGTTTGTAACACCCTTGAATGCTTTTAGAAGTGTATCTGAGCCTGTTCCAACTCCGTTAAGGATAAGATCCTCAACATCGTTACCAACCTGAGTTGCCATCATTCTTGCGATGTGGTCTTCTAGGTCTTGGCCCTCAATGCCGTCTTCTAAAGATTCAGTTGAAAGCTCCCAATCTAAACGGAGCTTCTTTGTTGCAAGAGAGATCTTAGCGAACACAACTGATTGTGCTGCTCCTGTATCAGATGCTTCTGTAGCAACCTTAAGGATTCTTTCGCCTACACCGATCTTGTCGATTTCTTGAATGTCAGAACGCATACGAATGGTTCTAGCAAACTTTGTTACAACTGTTGCATCAAACATATAGTCGATGAAACGATTAGCTTGATCTGGCTTTAGTAAGCCACCACGAGCTGAATCATCGCCTGATACGCCAAGAGCGTTAGCTCCTGTCTGCGCTGTAACTACTGCTTTTTCTAATAGTTCATTACTCATTTGTTTTTTCACCTGCCTTGTCTTTAGAGAATTTCACGAACACCGAGGAAAGTGCCGTTCCACTTGCTTTTCTTAATTGGTTCATCATTAGACCCGCCAAGGTCTGCTGACTTTTTGATAGCAGTTGAAGTTTCAACTGAATCAATTCTTTTTTCTGTTGCTGTAAGGGAATCTGTGATGCCCTTTACGATGCCAGAAATCTCATCGTACTTCTTTGCAAGATCTTCGATCTTTGATTCTGTACCCTTAACTAGTTCCTCAACATTGTTACGTACTGACTCTAGACCTGTTGCATTCTCAGATGCATTCTTTGCAAAGTTATCGGCGAAGAACGACTTGAGTTCATCAAGCTTCTTTGCGAAATCTAACTCTTCAACGGCGACCTCTTGAATATCTGCTGCCTTTTCGACAACTTCTTCATCGCCCTTTGGAGCTTCTGCGGCAACTTCTGCTGCCTCAACTACTTCCTCAGCTGCTGGTGCTTCAACAACTGCTTCAGCTGCTGGTGCGTCTACAACTTCAGACTGAAGTTCTGTATTTTCTGCCACTTCTGTACCTCCTACATTGGCTGTGTTTTTATTTAAATCAACGCCGTCGTTAGCTTCACGACGTTCTTCTGCGATATTTTCAATCTCAGAATTCTTTTTAATATATGAATCAACAATTAATTTGATTGACTCTGCTTTGCTAACATCTGTTGACTCTACCCATCCGATTTGCTCCATATTGCATGAGCAGTTGTCGCATGTTGCTGTATCGTTTTCCGATGTTATTGCAATTGAATCTTGACCGCACCAAAAAATATTCTCTGGTGTGACGCCAGTTGCAATTCCCTTCATAACCATTGCTCCATTAACCTTTTCAATAGAAAAAATGTTTGCTAACTGGTTTGCTGGATTGTCTACAAGGGATAACTCTACTAGATCATAATCTTTAATTATTCTTACTGGCTCTTCTTGGCCTTCAATAAATTCATTATCTGACTTCTTAATTGATCCGCCAATTGAGAAACCAGAAAGAGTGCCATCAAGAACTTTCTCCCAAGTATCTTGTGCACCCTTTGAAACATACGATGTTACATAAACACCGTTATAAACTTTACCTTCTTTTGGATCATAATAACTTTTAGGTTCAAATGCTACAACTTTACCAACCGCCATTGGCTGATGCATCTCTCTAACATTTCCACGAAATCTCATGAATGCGCCTAGTGAGGCTTCAGAAGAAACAATATCTCCATGTGAGTCTACATTGTCTAGTGTTGCGTAGCCAGAGACTGTTCGCTTATTTTGATCGACCTTTGAGAACGGGATGGACAACTTAATGTTGTTTCCGCTTGTGGTCCAATTAGACTTAGTTATTTCCATAGTGTTATTATAATATCTCTTAGTAGATTAAAACGCAAATACTGGTCTATTGAGTTTGACGTCCGTCGCCTTGAGCATTTCTGCTACCATCGTTGTCTGCCTGATTCGCCTGTCTTTCTTGATCACGCTGTCTATTGCCTGTAGCTTGAGTTGTTAATTCAGCGGCTGCTTTTGCGTTCAATTCAACAGGTACATCTCCACCCGATAAACCTTGTAGTCCCATTCTAGCACGAATTTCATTAGGAACAATGACCTTCATTCTTAGGTATCTCTCGTCAATCTTAGATTGAGTATCCTCATCTGTAAGAGTTAATTCATTAAATTTAATCAA